CGTTTGCGCAAAGATTCTTCTAAATGCTTCCTCGTTTGCTTGGATGATTGCGTTTTTTAACTTGCCCATTTGTTTCTCCTTTATTAGAGTCCACTTGCGTGGTGCTTTAGGTTATGTTTTCCACGACACCGTGGAAAGCTAAATAGTCGTTGTGCAACCAGCTACTATCGAAAAAGATCGCCCATCGACATTATTAGTATACCACAACTTGACATATAAATCAAGCTGGTATATGACTTTTTTAGCTGATACGATGTCTTTGTTTAATGACTTTGGCATGAACTCCTTTTGGTCGTAGTAATACGTGGCTATCTCTTTCACCTTTGCCATACCTTGCGGCTAAAGTTTTAGGGTTCATGTTGAACTCCTGTGCCCATTCTTTGAGAGTCTTTGTTTCTTCTCCATCGCCTGTGTCATGCGTGATGTATACGCAATAACTGTTCTGCTCATCTTGGTCAGGGATTGGTGCAAATAAACTATCGCCTCGTTTGCCCTTGTTCCAACGACTGCGCAACACATCTACTGATAAGCCTGTCTTTTGTGCCCACTGCTTCATAGTGCGTGATTCATTCTTGAACTTATAAATTTGATTTGTAAACATGGTTTACCTTTCTTGTTAGTTTGGAAATTAAATTCCGTTTTTTGCGGAATATTCCAAGTATAAACCAATAGTCTACTAAAGTCTGGAACTTTATTTCTAATGTTTTTTGAGGGGTTAAGTGTATGATTTATATAGATATATTATTATTATTATTATTAAATAAATAAAAGAAAAGAAGAAAAATTCTATGTTCCAATAAATTTTGAGAGAGGACAATACCTTGCGTTACATTTTTGCATTGGGAAAACAAGCCTTGCTCTCCCACCTTTTTTATGTTTTTACCCCCCATCCTCTGCTAATCCGATTGGAATTTAGAATTTTCGTTGTAAGTCTTTGAATTTACTAAATAAAAAAATTCTAGACGTAGTAAAAATTCCGAGTCGGTTTTAGAACTTTTTTGGTCAAACACATAACGGCAAGCTAGTCACGTCGGGACTATGTGTAATTCAATTTCCACTATATCGTGGAAAGCTAAATAGCGACCTTGCGCTATCAAATCTGATAATTCTAAATGATACAAAGTCCTTGCTTGCTCACGCGCGCGAAAACAAAGAACTGGTTTCAATTTGGACAACCAAAAAAAGGGAGGCTTTCGCCTCCCCCTAGTCCTACTTGATAGCCTTCACTATCGCATTGACTACTGAGTCATTCACAGTAGTGTCCCCTCTTCCCTTCGCTGTCTTAGCTCGGGTCTTGATTGTGTCCACAGTCTCTTTGAGCCATACGCTAAAATCCTTGGTGCTGGCACGGGTAGTGGTTTTACCCTCGAGTAAATCCTTGTATGCTTTGACATACTTGCGTAGGTCTGCCATACGATTGGATTTGTATGTCCCCCAATCCTTGCGCCATTTGGCATGGACGCCATGCTTTACAGGGTCTTCGGATTTCATACGTCCGAATTCTTGCTGGGAGTGAGACATCACTACATTGATGTCCACTTTAAATGCTCCCTTAGTATCAGCACTACATGGGACATAATCTGTCGTGTAATACTGTGCTGGATGATTCTCATGGAATCGGAGCATTTGACCCTCTTCAATCTGAGCCTTAACCTCTTCGGGCACAGATTCAAGGAACATAGGGCATACGTTATAAATATACTGACCGATAGTCTGACCACGTTCAGCGCTGATACAACCTTGATACGATGCATCCTTTAAGGATGTTATTTCAGTTTTAATGGACATATGTCCTCCGTTGTTAATCGGTGCGTAATTGCATCCGATATGATAGTTATAGCTGATAGCTAGACTGTTAATCAAGCTTTCACGGGGTAGTGGAACGCTATCTAAGCCACACACACACGGACGCGCCCGAGAACAAGTAACTGGTTTCAAATGGGGGGCTTGTGAAAATCAGGGCGAAAAAAAAGCCCCACCAGTCTAGGACTGGCAGGGCTAGGTCTTACTTATTCCATTGAACCATAAAGGCGTCAATGGCTAACTTCAGTCGCTTCTCATCAGCAGTGGTATCACCGCGCTTGGAAGCATTTTTGCACTTCTGAATTAAACCCTGATCACCTTTGAATACTTCAATAATGCGGTGAGCAAAATCTAATGTAGCACCGCGCTCTTTCTGTTTACCCTCATTGAGGATCGTACGAGCTTGACGCTTGAGATCACCTAAGCGATTAGAGCAATAAGTGTTTACCTTATCACGCCATTCCTTGATGACTGCGTGCTTGTATGGATCGCTAGTCTTTAGCTTGCCATACTCTTGCTGACTAAACGCAAACACATAATCAGTACCAATTTGCACAATCTCCTTTTCCTTTTCAAGATCAGGATTAGAGCCGTCAATCAATAGGTAATGATCATTGACAACTGCGTACCGCTTGGCGGGATTGGTTTCGTTGAAGCGTAAACGATAGCCATCATATAACTGCTCTTTGACTTCGTCGCCTACTTCGTCAGGGAAACCCTTACAAGTGGTTAAAACATAGCGAGCAACGCCACGCATTTTGTCGCTTGCTACTGCTTGCTTGTAAGCACCATCTTTTAGACTGGTGATCTGATCTTTTACTTCTACTGCTAGGGCTTTAGTAGCCATTTTGCTTCTCCTCATAAAATGAAGTACTGCGTTAATGACAAGCGGAATTGCCTGCCATGTAATACTTATAGCTGACACAAGGTCGTTAAGTAAAGTTTCACGCCTAAGTGGAACGCTAAACAGCGCGCTTGATCACGCCCCCACAAAGCCACGCCCGACAACAAGTAACTGGTTTCAAAGGGCTTGCGCCCTTTGGTTAATGCCCAACCCAATAGTTTTCAGCGTGGATTGTGACGCTGTCATCTAAGATAAACGCGTTGCGCATAAGACCATAAGCACGCAAGCACGCGTCTCGGTAATCATCATAGTGATGCCAACTACTGGCTTTTAAGTTGCCTTTGTTGTCTGTGGCAGTAAACCTAACTACATATGTAGTAGTTGGTAGTAGTGATAGTTGTTTCATTTACTTCTCCTTAAAGTTGGGGGGCTTTCGCCCCCCGTTGATTACTTGGTTAGAACCCAGCGAGCACCGAAGTCACCTTGCCATGCGTTGATCATCAGGTGTTGCTCATCCATACTGCGAACCCAAACCTTAGTCTCGAGGAACTTAGGTGTCTCGTTGATCTCCTCAACAGTCCAAGCACGATTACTGAAGTGAACTACATCACCGACTTGAACAGGTTGCATGTTGGTTGAATAGAATAGTTTGTACATCTGCTTCTCCTTTGTAAGTGGCAGAACATACTGCCATATGATCTATATAGCTGACCCACCCCTTATAAGTCAAGTTTGGGCGCGAAGTCCGACCCCCCACCCCCCGCTTTTTAGAAATGGTTCCATCTCGCCTCTCTACTCTAAGATTTGCACAAATAACATCCCTAATTCTCCAAATCCGCCCCCATACTTATTACACATTTAACTTGCATAATATCCTTGTAACTTCTTGTTCTATAAAGCTTTTCTTCTCAAACACACGACCCCCAATTAACACTTTATTTACTTTACATATTTATTAGGGTATACCCCTACCCCACTTCTTATTCCCACACACGACCGTCAATTCTGCAAAACGAAATACCCCCCATAGGAGTCCCAAGTACCTATATAGAAAACCGTAAAATTTATGCATGTCCCAAAAACGTATATACTTTCTTTAATACACGTGAGGGTGTGTTCTTTGGGGGCGAAGTAAGCCCCCTCTTTTTCCGTAAAGAAATTCTTTACACATACTTAACAATTAAGATACACTCTGCGCATGGACACGTACATTCCAGACATTGAGCAGAACGTTCCTCTACCTAAAAATGCCCAAGAAGCATTTCCTGCTCTCACGCCACAAGAAGAGCTAAATATGCGGGCTAATGTAGTAAAGCTAATGTCCGATTTAACAGGGCAGCCTATCGCTCCGACGCAAGAAAATGTCGAGCAAGCTAAGTCTTTAGCTGTGCAAATGGCATCTGACCCCAAGTTCCGTCCAGAATTTAATGAATACCCCAATGAAACACTAGCCATGCTAGCTGGCATGGTTGCCCAGATGAATGTTTCTATTGTGGATGAACTATCTGAACTAAAAACTTATGTAGTTAACCATCTATTGCATTCGGTTGAAGCATCTAAGGATGTAAAAACCAAGATTGCAGCCTTAAGAGCGCTTGGAGAGATAGATGGGGTTGACGCATTTAAGAAAAGAACCGAAGTTACTGTCAAAATCCAGACAAAAGAAGAGGTTGAAAGTGAATTATTGTCACTTTTGGACGAGGTTGAGGGTAAATATATAGATGTAGAAGCCAAAAACGTAGTCAATAAAGACAAAAATGACTAGTAAATTGTCCCAAGAACAGCTATTTAAGCTGCGTTTATTGGCAGAAAACCCAAAAACACCCCTCGATGTTAAGCGAAAAGCCAAGGATTTAATTGAAAAATACGATGAATTTCTTACCCAAGAACGAGGAAAAGTATCCTTTTTGGACTTTGTTAAACACGTATACCCAGGCTATATGGTCGGGCAACATCATCTCAAACTGGCTCAAATTTTTGAAGATATTGCTAACGGTAAGAAAAAACGAGTCATTGTTAATATTGCTCCACGACACGGTAAGTCTGAACTCATATCCTACCTTGCTCCCGCCTGGTTCCTGGGAAAATACCCCCAGAAGAAGATTATCATGGCGTCTCACACAGCAGATTTGGCGGTTAACTTTGGTCGTCGCGTTAGAAACCTTGTGGGTTCAGACGACTATAAAGAGATATTTCCGCAGGTAGAACTACAAGCCGACAGTAAATCGGCATCACGATGGGGAACAAACTTTAATGGTGAATATTTTGCAATCGGTGTCGGTGGCGCCCTTGCTGGTCGCGGGGCTGACTTGTTTATTATTGACGACCCGCACTCCGAGCAGGATGCTAAGACTGGAAGACCCGATGTATTTTTGCCTGCGTGGGAGTGGTTCCAGTCTGGTCCTCTCCAGCGTCTTATGCCTGGTGGTGCAATTGTTATTGTGATGACCCGCTGGTCAAAACTTGACTTAACAGGACAGATAGAGAAACAACAAGAAGCAAATGATGACGTAGATAAGTGGGAAGTGATTCAGTTTCCTGCAATTAAAGATGACGGCGAGAGCCTGTGGCCCGAGTTTTGGCCTGTGGAGGAGCTGCTATCTAAGAAAGCCGCCCTAGATATTAGGTATTGGAATGCCCAGTACATGCAAAACCCAGTATCAGAAGAGGGTGCGCTGATCAAACGGGAGTGGTGGAACATCTGGGATAAGGATACGCCGCCAGATTGTGAGTTCATTATTATGTCGCTAGACGCGGCTCAGGAGGCAAATAACCGTGCGGACTATAACGCGCTCACGACGTGGGGCGTCTTCTTCAACGAAGAAGTCAATAATTACAACATCATTCTCCTTAATGCAATCAAAAAACGATTGGAGTTTCCAGAACTCAAGAAGCTTGTACTTGAGGAGTATAAAGCGTGGGAACCAGATGCGTTCATGGTTGAGAAAAAGTCCAACGGGGCTGCGCTATATCAGGAGCTTAGGCGCATGGGTATACCTGTCGGCGAGTTCACACCTGGCAAGGGTCAGGATAAGATCGCGCGCGTTAACGCTATTTCAGACTTGTTTTCGGGTGGGGTTGTCTGGGCGCCATCGCACCGCTGGGCGAAGGACGTGATTGAGGAATGTAATGATTTTCCTAGCGGATTGAACGATGACTTGGTAGACTCTACAACATTAGCTCTGTTAAGATTCAGGCAAGGTGGATTCATTCGTCTCCCCAATGATGAACCAGAAGACGACATGCTTTACAAATACCGCAAAAAAGCTGCGTATTATTAAGGATAAATTATGGCAATAGATAAGGCACTTTACTCAGCCCCTCAAGGACTAGATCAACTTGGCGAGGAAGGTGACGAGCCAGCGTTAGAAATATCTATTGAAGATCCTGAAAGCGTAGACATCTCAGGTCCTGGCTTTGAGATGCACATGGAAAAAGATGATGAGCCAGACGGCTTTGATGATAACTTAGCAGAACAATTAGATGACAGACTGTTAGCTACATTAGCTAGTGACTTAACTTCCGATTTTGATAATGACATAGCCTCTAGAAAAGATTGGATACAAACTTATGTGGATGGTCTAGAACTTCTGGGCCTTAAAATTGAAGAGCGTGCTGAACCTTGGGAAGGCGCCTGTGGCGTGTACCATCCACTCCTCTCTGAAGCAGTAGTCAAGTTCCAAGCTGAGACCATGATGGAAACGATTCCAGCAGCTGGTCCAGTAAAGACTCAGATCGTTGGCAAAGAAACCCCAGAGAAAAAAGCTGCGGCTGAACGCGTTCAAGATGACATGAACTATCAGTTGATGGATGTAATGAAAGAGTTTAGACCTGAGCATGAGCGCATGCTGTGGGGCTTAGGCTTAGCAGGTAATGCGTTTAAGAAAGTTTACTTTGACCCATCATTAGATCGTCAAGTATCCATGTATGTTCCTGCGGAAGATGTGGTTGTCCCCTATGGAGCTTCTAGCTTAGAGTCAGCTGAGCGTGTCACGCATGTGATGCGTAAGACAGAGAATGATGTACGACGTTTGCAGCATGAAGGTTTCTACCGAGACGTAGACTTGGGCGAACCAGTCCAAGTAATGGACGAGATTGAGAAGAAGATTGCTGAGAAGCTTGGTTTTAGAGCAACTACAGATGATCGTTACAAATTATTAGAAATGCATGTGGAGCTTGACCTTGAAGGGTTTGAGCATACAGATGAAGATGGTGAACCCACTGGCATTGGTCTACCTTATGTAGTCACAATCGAGAAGGGTACTAGTACTATTCTAGCAATCCGTCGCAACTGGAGACCAGAAGATGAGAAACACCATAAGAGAAATCATTTCGTCCATTATCCGTATATTCCAGGCTTTGGCTTTTATGCTTTTGGGCTTATTCACCTTATCGGCGCTTTTGCTAAGTCTGGTACTTCTCTTATCAGGCAATTGGTTGATGCAGGGACATTATCAAATCTGCCAGGCGGCTTTAAGGCCCGTGGGATGCGAGTCAAAGGCGATGACACACCAATAGCTCCAGGTGAATGGCGTGATGTAGATGTTCCAGCAGGGACAATGCGTGATAACTTATTACCACTTCCATACAAAGAACCAAGTCAAGTTCTATATAGTTTGTTAGGAACTATTGTAGAAGAAGGACGTAAGTTTGCTGGGTCTGCAGAGATTCAAGCATCTGATATGAGCGCTAATGCGCCAGTTGGAACAACACTAGCAATTCTAGAAAGAACATTGAAGTCAATGAGTGCGATACAAGCTCGTATCCACTACGCAATGAAGCAAGAGTTTAAGCTTCTTAAAGACATCATCAGAGATTACACACCAGAAGAATACTCATACGACCCAGTTGAAGGTGATCGTCGAGCAAAGCAATCAGACTATGACATGGTTGCTGTTATTCCTGTGTCCGATCCCAACGCGGCTACTATGGCGCAAAAAGTCGTGCAGTATCAAGCAGCTCTACAACTCGCTCAAACCGCACCTCAGCTCTATGATCTTCCACTTCTGCATCGTCAGATGTTAGACGTGTTGGGAATCAAAAACTATCAGAAGCTAGTACCGATGCCCGAAGATATGAAGCCTCGTGACCCAGTTTCTGAGAACCAGAATATTTTGATGAATAAACCTGTCAAAGCATTCTTGGCGCAAGATCACCAATCTCATATTACGGTGCATATGAGTATGGCGCAAGACCCACATATCCAAATGTTGATACAACAAAACCCACAACTAGCGCAACAGATTCAA